GGTGTCTGGTGAACCCGAATAGACCACCGTATCAACAGTGAAATAGCCGCAGTCATACAGTGCCTGTTTTGACCATCCCAGATGCAGATGCAAAACGGCGCCGCGAACGGGCATCTGCAATTGTCCGTCGCTGTCATCGAAGGTTAAATCGAGTTTGTCTGCCTCAAAGCCGCTGTTATCCGTCACTGATAATTTGATGATGCGATCGGAGATATTCTCTTCCAGTACCTTATTTTTGATCGCCAGTGTAAATACCGGTGCAATTTTTGCGCCGACAGGCAGCTGTAAATTGGTCAGCATGATTAACCTCCCGTCACGAAACTGCTGACGGCAGAACTGGCTTTGTTATATAACCCTTCGGCCTGAGTGAGCAGGTCGCCGAACATGGCTGCCTGCGATTCATCGACGCGGGTCAGATTGAGCGTGAAGTTGATGCTTCGTGCCTGACCGCTCGAGTTAAACTCAGCATTGTCACTGGCGATATTTTTGATGATAAACATGCCGTAAATTGTGCCGCTGCCTTCGATGAGCGGCCATGCCCGACCTGAATCGGCCATGCTTTGTAAAGCCTGTAAGTACCGCACTCCGCCGGTCATTTCAGGCAATAATTGCCCGGTAATTTTTATCGTTTCCTCACCCAGCCCGAGAAATTGCGAAACGGGACGCTGTCCGAAACGCGCGTTCGCGCCCCAGCCATAATTCACCTGACGGGACGTGTTCTGATAGGGCAGCGTGCTTAATTTGAACACGAATAAACCCAGGGACATCATCATGAGTAAACCCCTCCGTTATCGTACTGGCTGAGAAGATTGTTGGTATTGTTCCATTTTTGCTGGTTTAACGAATCCTCGATCCAGGTTCTGATCTGGTTATGATCCGTTTCCGGCGTTGCGGTAAAGCTTAAGTTCACGGTCGTTGCGCGGTTATCCGTCAGGTTGTTCGCTACAGAAGTTTTCGCAGGCTGATACAGGCTCAGCGTGCCGCCTGTGGGCGAAATGCTTTCCACTGGCGGCGAGGGAATATCCTGGCGCTCGCCATCATCATTGCCAAAAATGGCATCCCAACCTTTTTTCGCCCAGCTGAAGACTTCGCCGATTTGGGAGACCGCTTTATTAAGCGTGACGAAAATCGTTGCGATCGCTTCACCGACCTCTTTGCCGATATCGGTGAAGCCGCTCAGGGTTTCCTGACTGAATTTTATCGGTTCAAACAAATCGGTAATCCAGCCCAGTGCTGTTCTGAAGGGTGTAAACGCACCCGTTATCGGCCCCATAACTGAAGTAAATCCTTCAATGACACCCCCGACGAAAGCGCTGATTGGCTCCCAAAGCTTCACTACGGCGATGCCAATCCCGGCAATCAGCGCGATGACAGGCAAAAGCGGAAGTCCGATGGCAGCGAATGCTGTGGCAATAACGCCGCCGGTGCCGGTAAAAAGGGTTCCCAGCAGACCGGCTCCTGCCATCAGCATATTGATGCCGCTAAGAACCGGCGCAATAGTCATGCCGAGCGCATCCATTCCGCCGACAATGCCGGTGATGCCTAATGCCAGCCCCAGCAGGGAATTGATCAGCACCGGATTATCAGTGATCCAGGTATTGATCGTGCCCAGCCAGCTGGTGGCCGTTTGCGTCAGTTCTCGCAGGGCGGCACTTTGCCCGTCGAAAAGGTTGATACGGATAGTGTCCCAGGTGGCAAAAAGCTTAGTAATGTCACCGTCAAGGTTGTCGCCTTTCACGGTAACCGCCATCTGTGCCGCAGGCGTTGCGCCATCCAGTGCTGCCGGTGTTTGTTCCAGAACCTGATCAGCATTCATTCCGTTTTTAGCGAGTGTCTGCTGTTTAGCGACAACTTCTGCCGGTGAATGACCGGCAGCCGCCATCGACAGAGTTTGCTGCCGTAAAGCGGCAACATGCGGATCGCCATTTTTCAGACCGAGAACCGACTGCACTTCTGCCAGTCCGGCTTCCAGAGCTGCACCTGGTTTAAGAAAGTTTTGCGCCAGCGCCAGCTTTGGTTGTGCAAAGGAGAGGGCAGACGTGCTGATATTTTTCATCTGACCGATTTTTGTTGGTGATTTTTATATTGCTGCCCGATTTCCTGACCTCGTTGTTCCATTTGCATCGGGCGTTGCTGGCGCAGCTTTTCTCCCGACTGGCTGGCCACCGCCTTTTTCAGACCGGAAAATGCCTGCGTTTCGGTTTCGCTGTCCGCGGCGAAAAGCGACGTTTCAAACTGATGGGAAGCGTCAGTGATGTCTTCTGAAATGACACTGAAGAAAGTCTTACCGGGCAGCATCAGCAGGTTTTTCCTGATCCTGTCGGTTTCGGCCCTGAAGGCGGCCAGATCCTGATTTATTTTTTCCAGCGTATGAGGTAACTGTTCGAGATTACTCATCTGTTTTTACTCCGCTGCGTTGCAGTGCCTTATGTCGCCAGTTCAGCAGATCGGTGAGTGACATGCCGTCCATCTCAGACGGCGGCCAGTGAAATATCACCGCGATATCTGCCATCAGGTCATCCACGGTGAGGCGGGGCGCAATACTTACACCACCGGTTTCGGCGATAAAAAACCAATCACCTTGCCTGCCAGCGCGATCAGATCGGGAAGCTCCAGGCGTGAGCACTCTTCTTTGGTCAGGTTCGGATACGTGATGCGCGGCAAAATGGTGATCAGTGCATCGACATCCGCGTTGGCCAGCGCCGCAAGTCCGATACCGCGCAGGCTGCCGGCAGTCGGTCGGGTGACCTGAATTTCCGTGATTTCCATATCGCCGCGTTTAAGCGGAACATCTAAGATTACGGTGTTATCGTTAATGTCAGTCGGGTTCATGTGTTTTCCTGCTTAAATCGGAAATGAAGCCGGCAATGGCTGCCGGCTTTAGGAGGGGATTACAGGCCGAGCGCGGTACGGTGTTCTGCCAGACGATCAACGCCGTTGACGACCTCAACCATGTTGACGGTGTCGATCTCAATCAGTTCTTTGCCGTCGATGGTCAGTTTGAAATACGTACACTGGGTGGTGACTTTGGTTTCAGTGTCTTCACCCTGTTTGTACTCGCCGAAATCAAACTCTTTATGACGGCCGCGCATCATCACTTCGACTGCGGAAACATCACCCGTATCGTCGCGTTGCAGCGAACCGGCAAAACGCAGCGGAATATCAGACGTGCTGCCCCATTGCTGCAGAACCAGTTCATCCAGACCGCCGATAGACCATTCCAGCGTCAGTGCATCGTCATCCAGACCGAAGTCAACCGCCACCGAACCGCTCATGCCGCCGCCACGGTAGTTTTGCAGTTTGCGGGTAAGTTTCGGCAGCGTCAGCGAAGAGACAAGACCGAGGTAGCTGTTCCCGTCATTAAACAGGTTCAGGTATTTCAATTTCTTAGGAAGTGCCATGAGTCATTGTCTCCTTAGCTGTTAATGGACGCGGCAAAGTTCACCAGGTAAGAGTCGGTGATACGCTGGCGCAGGGTCAGATCTTCCAGTGGAGGAACCGGCGTGTAGTCGTAATCGATATACAGTTTGCCGGCTTTCAGGGTTTCCGCCGTGTTCGCGGTTTCGTCGTACCAGCAGTCGCCGTCGATGATGTAACCCGCTGATTTCATTTCGCGCATTTTGGCTTTAATGCCGTCAATCATGTCGCGAACCAGCGTCGGGGTCATCGGCTTATCGACCGCCCACATATGCGCTTCGGCCATGGTATCCGCCAGAACCTGCGCGGTACGGGTGTAGTTTTCAAACAGGAACAGCGTGTCATCGCTGCATGTGCGGTTGCCCCAGAAGCGGAAACCGTCTTTGCGTACCAGCGTGGTAACACAGGCTTCGTTCAGCAGATCGGCGTCAGTGCCAGTCGCCTGCAAATCCCAGAAGACGCTGGCAGAAAGACCTGTCACACCGTTAACGCCGACGTTTGACAGCGTTTTATGCCAGCCGGTGTCCTGGTCGATTTTGGCGCGCAGGCCCAGAGCGCGGGCTGTCGCGTAAGCGATATCAGACTGGCTGGTGGTGGTATTCCAGTTAACAAAATCCGGCCAGATCAGCATCAGTTCACGCTGGCTGAAGTTATCGCGGTACTTAATCGCATCGGAAATGGTTTTTGCGCCGTAGACGCCGACATAACCAAAGGCACGCAGCTGCTGGCAAACGCCTGCCAGCGCGGTTGCGACCGCCTGATTATCCAGACCAGGAACGCCGAGAATGCGTGGTTTAACGCCAAGCTCAGCCTGAGCAGAAAGCAGCGCTTTCATGCCGGTATAACGACCATTGGCATCAGAACCGCCGATGATATTGCTGGTGGTCTCAGCCTCATCTTCGCCCGTGGCAACGCGCACCACGACGGTGACGGGTTTACACTGGTCAGCAATCGCCAGAAGCGCAGCACGTAACGTCCCGCTGGTGCCGGCTTTACCGCTGGCTGCCAGAACGTCGGTGACCAGAACCGGAGTATTTAAAGGGAAAACGGTCGCATCCGCATTTTCTGCGGTACAAACCATGCCGATAATTGCGGTGGAAACGGTAGAAATAACGCGGGTGCCGTCGTTGATTTCGACTACACGTACGCCGTGATGATAATCAGCCATCAGGTTGACTCTCTCTGTTGTGGGTGGTGAAGCAAGGATGCCGGTTCGCAACAGAAAGCGCATTTCATCAGGGGCGTGGGGGCGGTGGCACAACAGCGGGGGGAATCAGATAATAAAAAAAGCCCCCGAAGGGGCTGAGGTCAGACCGGAATTTCGGGCCAGGTGATGTCAGGGGCGGTAGAAAGATCCAACCGGTTCAGGGCGACACGGTAGGTTTTCCAGGTTTTAAGCAAGGCAATTTCTTCATTGGTAGCATCATCGATATCAACGGCATCCTGCAATGGTGTTAAGGCTTCATTCGCTTTGGTCATAAATAAATTACGTTTGATTACAGCCTGCTCGATGAGCTCTTCGCTTGTATAAACACGTTCGGTAATTTTCTCTCCGTCAAAGATCCATTTCCCTGCATTGCTGCGGCTTTCAAATTTCTCCGGGACGACATCAACCTCCGCAAGGAAGAAAGATTGGGGCCATAGGGTCGTTGCATCATAACTTGCTGAGTTTATTGACCCCTTTTGATCGAAAGTGATTTTTAGAGTTTCTGAGGTTAGCTGCTTCTGCAGTTCGTACCAGTCGTTTCCTTGTGGGTCTGAAAGGAACATGATGCTGTGCGAATCAGCGAGTAATTTTTCTGCTTCATTGATATTTTCTTTTAATTCAAATGGGCCATAAATTTTATTTTTCATGCGTAACCTACTGTATACCAGTTACCGTTAACGGCTTTTTGTAATGGTCGCAGACGAATCCAATAGTTTGAACTCCCTGCATCTTTGAAAGATGTCATGACCCCTCCAGCCATACGTTCATTGTTGCTACGCTCCTGAAATTCCGTAGACGTTCCCAGGCGGATGTCACTGACAAATCCGTTTGCTACCCAACCATAAGTTGCCAGTTGCACAACTTCATTGGTTCTCGAATTCCGCATATAAGGGTCTTGTACATTGCCATTAATAAAACCTGCGACGCTGCAGGTATCTTGCGCAATTGCATTAATAGCAGCTGGAGTCGGCGGATTATTTGAACTATAAACCCGAACACTACCATTGGATTCATAGAGTGAACCTTCAGCAACAATATTTCCATTTGAGTGAATTTCCCCCGGGCTGCTGAAACCACCACTATTAGAATCGAAAAACCATGCCGATGATCCCCCGTTATCGCCAATAACGTGTATTACGGCGCTGGGGAAATGAGTATCACCAGGGGTGTATGCGCCAAAACTAACGGATGCTGCGTATCCGTACTTTTGGGTCTGGACGATCCCTTTAATAAATGGGGAGTAATTGCTTACATCAGAAGGAACTGCGTATCCGAGCGGGATCAGGAAGGGTGCAAAGGGTTGCGTATACTGGGTTGCAAAGCCTCCGACTCCTTCCCAT